GGGAATCTCTTTCACCACCAAACGAGACGTTCAGTTATGACTAAGACTGGACAGGGTCGAACAAGGGCTCTCAAGGCCGTACCAGAGGCGAACAGAGACGAACCGAGATTGGACACGGCAATTCTTGCGCCGAAGTCTCTAATCGGCTCTCCTACGCCTCGAATCCACTCACGCCTCAACGATTTGCCGTCTAAGGGCGATGAATTGATTGCATTCGCGGAGTCTTGCGGTATAGATCTGATGCCGTGGCAAAGATTTGTCATTCATCACGCCCACAAAATCAAAGATGATCAGAGATGGGCGGCTTCTGAAATCTGCATCGTGGCGGCTCGACAACAAGGTAAGTCCACGCTCTTATTGATCCGGGCATTGGCCGGACTCTTTCTCTGGAATGAGCCGCTTCAGATTTCATCAGCTCACCGACTATCGACGGCTCTGGAGTTGTTCCGCCAGATTGTCAAGATTATCGAGACAAATGATTTCTTGAAGAAACAGGTGCAAGTAATCCGATGGGCTCACGGATCCGAAGAAATTGTCACAATCACCGGCAATCGCTACATGGTGCGCGCGAGCAATAACGCGGCACGTGGAATCAGCCGGCCAGAAGTCGTCTATATGGACGAGCTCTCAGAGATGAAGGATCTTGATGGCTTTGCCAGCTTGAGATATACGATGATGGCATCGCGCAATCCGCAAGTGTGGACGTTCTCAACGGCCGGAGATCAAGAGTCAGTCGTACTTAATCAGCTACGCGAGCGCGGAATGGCTGCTGCCGTCGGCGGTACGGATTCAATCGTCTATCTGGAATGGTCTGGATACACCGACGACATTACAGACGAAAAGAATTGGATTGCAAGTAATCCAGCTTTAGGCCACACAGTGCATGAAGATAATATCCGCGCCGTTCTCAATGATCCGCCTCACGTTGTCCAGCAGGAAGTGTTGTGTCGTTGGATCCATCAGAAAGACGCAGTCATTCCAGCAATTTCATGGAAAGAGTGTGAAGATGCCAGCGTAGAGCTAGATGTGGAAAAGACAACTTGGTTCGGACTTGATTTATCGCCGGATCGTAGAGCAGCCGCATTGGTGGCCGCCCAACGCATCGGCGAGGACAAGTTTGTCGTTAAGCTGCTGCGAACATGGGAAAACGCAGTCTCACTTAATGATCTAGAAATGGCCAATCAAATTGCGGAGCACTTTCGCAAATATCCAGTCGAAGTTATTGCTTATTCGAAAAGAACGGCCACGGCCGTTGCTGGTCGCTTAGTTCCAGCCGGTATTCCGATTATGGACTTTGATGGACACAATTACGCGACTGCATGCGATCAACTACTTTCGGCCATTACATCAAATCGATTGCGTCACTCTGGCAACGAAGAGCTGACAAAACAAATGCTCTCAGCCGTTAGATTGCCTCATGGCGATGGTGGGTGGGTAATTGGACGCAGAGCGTCACAGACGACAGTCTGCGCGAGCGTGGCCACTGCGCTCGCCACATTCTATGCGACACGCCCAGAGACAGAGATAGACATTCTGGTCGGTTAGATGTATAGCCGACCTTTAGACTTCACGCATGGGTCTATTCTCTCGCACAGTAACGACTGCGGCTCCGGCTGCGACTTCCGACATTGAAGCATCTCTGGCTCCAGTAAATGTCACTAGCTCTCTCTACAATATCTACGGCGTCGCTGGAATCACTGCATCGCGCGTCGAGTTTATGTCCGTACCAACATGCGCCAGAGCACGCAACATTATTTCGTCCAGCGTCGCATCGATTCCACTCAGGGTTCGCACAAAAGCAGATGGCGCACGTGTAGAGCTTGTTCCAAAGGTTATTAACCAACCAGATCCACGCGTTCCCGGATTTGCAACGTATGCGTGGCTGGCAGAAGATTTGCTGCTATACGGATACGGCTACATGCGTATCTTGGAGCTTTACGCCGACACCTATCGCATTCGCAGTGCAGAACGCATTGATCCAACACGCGTCACAATTAAAACAAATGCAATGGGAACAGAAATTGATTATTACTGCGTAGATTCAATTCCAGTGCCATACGATGGCGTCGGAAGTCTTGCAGTCTTTTACGGCGTAGATGAGGGCATTCTCAATCGCGCTGGTCGCACAATTAAAGCTGGTGCAGAGTTAGAACGCGCTGCAACAATGTACGCACGCGAGCCAGTTCCAACAATGGTCTTAAAATCTAACGGCACTGCACTTCCAGCAGATCGCATTGCGAAGCTTCTTGAATCTTGGGGGCAATCACGTCGCAATCGTTCAACTGCATTCTTGAACGCAGATGTGGAATTGCAGACACTTGGATTCGACCCAGAGAAGCTACAACTCAATCAAGCTAGATCTTACGTGGCAACAGAATTAGCCAGAGCAACAGGCATTCCGGCGTATTACGTAGATGCAGAATCTGGCTCAAGTATGACTTATTCCAACGCACAACTTGCTCGTCAATCTTTGCTCGACTTCTCACTTCGTCCAATTATGACTGCCATTGAAGAGCGTCTTTCAATGACTGGCTTGGCCAATGATTTCGTTCCAGCATCGCAAGAAGTTAAGTTTGATTTAGATGATTACTTGCGTGGATCAGCGAAAGAGCGCGCAGACGTTTACAAGATTCTCTATGACATCGGAGCTTTAACGTCCGATGAAATCCGACTAGAAGAGGAAATGATCCGATGAAAGAAATAAAGCCAACTCCGATGAATCTAGATTTCTCAATCAAAGTCACGGCAACGGACTTTCCAAAGCGCGAAATCTCTGGACGCATTGTTACGTGGAACGAAGAGGGCTCCACATCAGCCGGCTCGACAATGTTTAAGCCTGGCTCCATTACTTTCAGCGATACGACTAAATTGCTACTTGAGCATCGCCGTGAATCTCCAATCGGATTTCTTAAGAGCTACAAAGTCACCGATGATGGTATTGATGCGACTTTCGCTATCGGAAATACGACCGCAGGCAACGACAGTCTGGTCGAGGCATCTTCCGGATTACGCGACGGATTTAGTGTAGGCGTTCTGGCTGAAAAGTATAAGAACGTCGATGGCGTTCTAGTAATTAGCGCAAGCGCGCTCAAAGAAGTCTCACTGGTCACAGATCCGGCCATAGCATCAGCGAAGGTCGCAGTCGCAGCTAGTGAGCAAGAAGATTCTGAATCCGTCGTGGAAACAGAAGAACAAACTACCGAAGGAGAAAACGAAGTGGAAACAACTCCAACCGTCACAGAAGCACCAGCCGAAACGGTTGAGGCTTCCAAAGTCGTACAGGCCGAGGCAGCTCGTCCGCTCTATTTCACGTCACCACGTTCACCAATTACAACTGGCGGAGCGTATTTAGAACACTCAATCAAGGCAACACTAGGCAACGAAGATTCTCGTCAGTATGTAAAAGCTGCTGATGATTCTTTCACAACCAATCCAGCGTTCTCGCCAGTTTCTTATGTTCGCGATGTTGCACAAAACACAAACGCAGACCGTCCAGTAATTGACGCATGCGGTGGAACACGTCCATTGAGCACATACGGAATGACAGTGTCGATTCCTAAAATCACGGCTAATAGCACTGCCGCGACTGTGGCCGAGGGAGGAGATCCAACAGGAACAACTGCAATCACTTCTGCTTATGTCAATGCGACAGTAATAAAGAAGGCTGGATTCCAGCGCTACTCAGTAGAATTGCTAGATCGTTCAGATCCATCATTCTATGAAATTATGTTGGCAAATCTTCGCGATGCGTATGCTCAGGCAACTGATCAATATGTAATTGCACAAATCACTGCTGGCGGAACACAGGCAACTGCAACTGCTGCCGATTCAGCCGGATTGATTTCATTCGTATCAACAGAATCACCAGCCGCATACACTGCAACAAAGCGCACTGCAAAGTCATTCGTTTCAGGTACGTCCATTTGGAGCACGCTTCTCGGCGCTGTGGATACAACTGGCCGTCCAATTTACAACGCTGGAAATCCGATGAACAACGCAGGATCTGCAATGCCAACAAGTATTCGCGGAAACGTACTTGGCCTCGATTACTACGTAGATCCAAATATGGTTGCAACATCAATCGATGAATCAGCATTCATTATTGAACCACGTTCAATCGAAATCTTTGAATCTCCTGCTCTAACGCTGGCAACTAACGTGCCAACAACAGGCGAGATTGAGATTATGCTCTACGGTTACATCGCAGCTCAAGCCGTCTTTGCAGGCGGACTTCGTCGCTTCAACCTAACCTAATTAATCATGGGCTAGGTGCGCTCCCGTATCTAGCCCAGCAGCTCACGAAAGGGAACAGAGATGCCAGCAATCATTACCGTCGCCAGTCTTAGACAGGTTCTTGGCGTCTCTGTTTCTCTTTATTCAAA